AGGATGTTTGCAAGTTCTGTTTCAGCATCCAAACCGTGGATTGCTTTAAGGTCTTGTGCAAGTTCCATTGTGTATTCTGCTTTAAGAGCACGTGATTTAGCAGTAACAGTTTGTTTTTCAATTGAGAAAGACATTTCTGCGAATGCATTTGAACCACTATCACCCAATGCTTCTGCATCAGCAGTAGACATACCACCGTCAGCAGTATAAGCGCCTGGCGAACCATCGTTAAGAACAGCAGGGTTAGTTTCACCGTTAGATGAAGTACCGGCACTGCCTGGGATGTTTGCGTTTGCAGCATTACCTGAAAATGCAGATTCTGCTTCGTTGTAGAATGCTTCATCGCCTGTCTGTGAATCAAAGCGTGAGCGCATTGCGAAGATCAAGCCTGTTGGGCCTGTCATTGGTTGAACGCCAGCAATATCATAAGCGATAAGGTTAGGCATAGAACGTCTGACTAGTGAGATCATAATTGGATCCCAGTTGTCAACATTTGAGCCTGTAGCGTTTGTTGGTGCAGCTTCTGAAAGGAAGTTATTATCCTCACGAAGTGCTTTTTCTTGGTTTTCTAGGATTACTGTGGTTACAGCTTTTTTGTAAGAATCCTTGATCTCTGGAAGATCATTGTGTTCTAGGACTGGCTGCCACTTTTCCTGTAGATGTTCTGTCTGGAACATTGTTATTTCTCCTTATTGGGTTTTCTAATAATATTTATAAAAAACGAATCTTTCATCGTTATTTTGCACGCTTTACATTTCTGCTAATTGCACTCATATAAGCACTCATAGCGCCAGTTGTATCAAAAGATTGACCGTTTTCTTCAACAGCATCTACTGATTCAGCGACAGTTGTTGCCTTAGGAAAATAACTTTCCTTCAGCGTTTCAAGTTTTTCACTGAATGATTCTTCAGTTGTAAACTCTACATCTTCTGCAAGAGACTTAAATTTTTCAATTTCTGTATCTGCAAGGTCAGAAGCGACAGTTGCGAAAACTGACTCACGAACCAATACATCTTTTTCACTCTTCAGTGAAGCAGACTTTTCGATTTGTTCATTCAATTTTGCTTCCAGTTCATCAATCTGTGCAGACTGTTGACCTAGAATGTCATACTTCTCATCTGGAATATCAACATAATGTTCTTCGAACAATGATTTTAGTCCAGAAATAAAGTCTTCTGCGATCTCACCTTTGAGTCCACGCTCAATAGCGATTTCGTTTTCTTTCATCCACTCTTCTACAACGTAGTTCATGTATGCGTCAACTTTTTCAGTCAACTCACTGCGTACTGATTCAACTTCTTCTGCAACTTCTTGCATTTTAGCTTCTTCAATTCTCGTAACTTCTGAACGAAGTTTTGATTTAACAGCAGCTTCAAAGATTGTGGATGCTTTTTCTTTAAATTCTTCAGAAAGTTCTTCACCTTGTGTAAGGGCAGTAACATCTTCAGAAACATCTACAGATGCAAGACGGTCTTCCAAAGTAGATTCATCTACTTCTTCTTTATCATCTTCATCTTCTTCTTCTTCTTTCTTCATAAGCTTGTCGTATGACGCTTTAAGATCTTTTGCATTCATTTTTTCCATTTCGGAATACATTGCAGCAAGCGTATCTTTCTTCGTCATCTTACCTTCTTCAAGCTCTTCGCCTTCTAGTTCGATTTCTTCTTTGGTTGCACCAGCTTTTGGTTCTGCAGCTTTAGAAACTTTTGCAGACGCCTTCTTACCAGCACTGTCTTTTGATTCTGGATCAACGACAGCTTTACCCAAATCTTCTACTTCCCCATCGGCCTTTTCCATTGAGTCACTTTTACCGGCACCGTCAGTTGGTTTTTTCGCTTCTTCAAGCTCCAAGTTGACTTCCGCTTCTAGTTCCTCAATTGTCTTGTCTAGTTCTGACATTGGGATCTCCTTGATTGGTTTTGTCTTATCATAATCATATTTATAATAATTAAAGTTTCGACATAAATTTTGCAAAGGCAAGTGCGGAAACTTTAGAGTCCCTACGTCTTACCCCTTCATTTATATCATTTTTGATTTCGGCAACGTCAACTTCTTTCAGTATACCATTATTCCATACCCACTCTTTACCTTCCATTATACCTTCAACGAAGGCTTGAGGTGCAGAAGGGTCTGCAACAATATCTGCCGCAGTGGCAAGATAAAAATCATCTTTCACATAATTTGCACCACTTTTAGATTCGATAGACCCCATGCCTCTTGAAGAGACACCAAGTTTACCGCCGTCCTTGATTAGTGCTTTCGCAATTTCCCCCATAGGAGTAGACAAGAGTTTTGCCTCACCAACGAAGTTCTTTCCATCCGCTTCCAGTTTTGTGATCATGTGCGATACTCTGTCAAGATTGACAGTAGGGCCTTCTGGATGACCCAGTTCCCCAAACGCACGACCTTCAGCAACAAATTCTTTGTTATAACGTGCAACTTCCTTTTGTAACACGTTCATTGGGTAGACACGACCATTACGGTTTTTCATGTCTGCCTGCATAAAGATTCCACGAATCTTCATATCCTTTTTACCATCGTCTTTTTCCTCAACGATGTATTCTACTTCTTGTATCTGTTCTGCAATAAGTTTCATATTAGTACCCCGAATTTCCAATTGGAGTTGCCTTTATTGTACTTGCACCACGCAATCCTTGACCCGCTTCTAAATGAATTACAATTCCACCACCAGCAGGAACACGAATTGTTCCAACGTCTGCATCATCAGCTGCATTGCGAACTGTTACTAAACCAGCTGAACCAGTATTAAATACCCATGCCGCACCAGTAGATGTCATACCTGTAGAACCTGTTGCGAGGGCGACTTCTGCACCTAAAACTTTCATATCATTTCTTCCTAAATTGTAAGCATTTCTTTTTCAAAGTAATCCATAAGTGACTTTGTGGGTACTTTGAACTTCTTAGAAACACTATTTATAGTCTTATCAAAAGTATTTAGGAAATCTGAGGGTTTAGAATCCATTTCCTTGAAAATAGCGTCAATAGCCTTCCTCATCTGCGGAGATAACTTCTTATACTCCTTGGATGATTTGTGCTCATCTTTCTCTGGTAAGTTCTGTTTGAACTGTGAAAGAGTTTTACTCACTATCTTCTTCTACCTCTGGTATGTGATGTGTTACAAATGTTTTCGCAACATCTACACGTTTTGTCTCTAATGCATCTCCAACCTTTGCGGCGAGAGCATTATTAAAGTGGGTTTCTGCTGAAAGGTTATCACCTGTTGCAATAGAGTCCACAAAGTTTTTTACGTCTTCCATTATCTATCTCCTGTTTCTGGATCGTTGTTTGCAAACATACCATCGTCTGCACCCATTTCGTCATCTCCGCCTTCACCTTCATCTTTGATTTGAGCGTCAATGTCACTTATCTCCTCATCAGTCATACGAAGGATTTGTTTCTTAACGTATTCTTGTGAGAAGTATGTTCCTACATAAGATTCGATTTGTCCAAGCATATCTAATCTCTCTCTAAGAATTTCTGCATTCTTTAATTCTGAGAAGTGTCCGTCCTGTAGGAAGTCGAACTGAATATGTTCTTTAAATGTATCCCACTCTTCTAGTGCAATAACACCTTTTAGCAAGAGCTGAGATTTTAAAATATCTGCAAATAGAACTGTAAACTTCTTGCGAAGTCTTTGTACAAACTTAGTAAATTTAAGTTCATCACGAGTAATGTTATCAGAACGTCCAATCTGGAATCCAGACTCTTCTGCAAGTCTAGATACTGGTACGTTCAATGAGCGATAAAGTTTCTTTTGGAAGTATGTGATATCATCAATCTCACCAAGGTTTGAACCGCCCGGCAAAGTTGTAATCTCTGTACCTCTACCGCCTTCTCTACGAGGCAACCAGAAGTCTTCCAACATTGACATGTGATTTCTATCGTCACGAATTTCACCAGTTCGTGCATCGTATACCATTTTATTACGATAACGATTCATCACATCTTTAAGGTATGACTCTGCCTTCATTTTAGGCAAGTTACCAACATCAATGTAAAAAATACGTCTTTCAGGCGCACGAGAGATACGATAGATAACTAACGAATCCTCAATCATACGCAACTGATTGACAGGTTTAATTGCTTTGTTTAGGTGTGAGAGTACTGTACCCTTAGACATATCTACAAGGCCTGAAGGACAATAAGAAATAGAGTCTTCAGTAATCTTTACGCCTTGAGTTGCACCAGATCCAGATTCCCAACCATTTGGATTGAAAAGATAATAGTTCTGAACATCTTTAACAATGTCCATGCCTGTCTTCTGATCTTTATCCTTTTTAGTTTCTCTGACCTTCTTAATCTTACGAGGGTCAACATATCGAACCTCTGTAATACCCTTGCGAGGATTTTTGGGGTCGATAACTTTATGATAGTATAATCTACCATCAACATACCATCGTCTGAAAATGTCATGTCCCTTTTGATTAAAATCTAATAGTCGAAGGACTTCATGGAATTCCTCACGAACTTTTGTTTTAATTTTAGGGGAGACTTTTAGACGATCAAGAGAGATGGATACAGATTGATCCCTCTCATCTGAAACGATTGCTTCGTTTGTAATATCTTCAATCGCACTATCACACTCTGGTTGTTGTGCAATATCACGATATCTTTTAATTAATTCCAGTTCGCTTTTATCACGACCATCCAAATCTAGGACAGACGCATAGTGTCCACCGCCTGAAACTACATCAAGTGTGCCATCATCAGAAGTAGGGGCAGTGAATCCATCACTGCCTCCACCCTGATTAGCTCTTGTAATTTTGAAACCAAAGAGTTCCGCCATACTATAATTCTCCTAATTTTACCTAACTATTTAGTAGGTTTAAAAAGAAGGATTATACTGATGATGCAGAGAAGTGTGTGTATCTCCACGTTACATCAAACTGTTCGACTTCACTTACGGTGTCAAAAGACAAGTCAATCGCTGCAACAGCTGTTGGCCAACAGTTGATAAAGGTATACGTCTTCAGAGCGTTATTATCTCTATCAAGTTGAGTGACAAGAATATCAGTACTATAAGCACTAACATCATTTACACCTTGACTTGTTTCCAAGTCATTGATGCCTGACAACCACTGTTCAAAACCGTTACGAAGACCAAAGTCTGTTTCATTGATTACCGTAGTAGTCCATGTTTCAAACTCTCTGTCTCCAGCAAGGTAAAGAGTTCTACCTCTAAACGGAACTGGAACTTCAGTAATGGTTTGTCCTGGCAAACTTGCTGCTTTGATTAGGAAACTAGCCCTAGAGGCGTCTAGACCGACACCTAAAGGATTAGTTAATGTTACTTGGAATTGATTAGCACGAGCACCACCACCGGCGATGTTCGCTTTAAAATCATTAATGTTTGCTGTACTCATTTTTAGCCTCCTACCTCACTAAATGACACGCCAGTTCTTACGGCGATAAAACTTAGTGTGATAAAGTTAATTGAGCGAGCAGGTTTGATGTAGATATCTGCAACAAACTCATTTCTATCAATTACTTCACCTGTGTTATTTCGTTCATCACATACGACTGAGAAGTCTGTGATACCTCTACGACCTTGCACATCTCTCAAAAATGGTTCAACCATACTTCTAAACTGCGCCTGTGTGAATGCATCGTTAAATTCAAACAACTGGTATTTTGCAGCAGTAGCAATTGCTTTTTCAAGAACAAGGAACAATCTACGGACGTTAATCCTGTCGAATGCACTTGGGCGTGATAGAGCAGTTTTGTCACCGAAGAGAACTGTACCTTGGCCTGGGAATGTAACAACAGGGTTGATACGAGCAGGATATAGGATATCTCTTTGTGGTTTGGTTGGGTTATAAGCAAGTTTAACTGCGCCACGAATCTGTCCTCTGTTGTAACCGCCTGGCGAGAACCAAGGATCAGCAACATTGTCAGCGTTAGCACACAAACCAGCCATATCACCATTCAAAGGAACGAAGCGATATACGTCTGAGTACTTGTCGTACATATACTTGTATCCAGAATCGAATACTGCATATGAAGAACTAGCAAGTCCATCAAAGAAACCTTTGACGTTTGTAGTTTGAGTAGCACCAGAAGTTACACCAACAACATCTGCCCTACGAGGGGAGATGAATGCAACCATATCTTTTCTTGACTCTGCAAGGTCGATAATAGCAGCAGCGTGTGCAGTTCCGTCTGTACCAGCGGGTGATGTACCAGCCATGATTAGGTTAACGTCAACTGTTTCAGTATCAGAGAACTGGTCATAAGCAAGTGTCAATTCACCTACAGATGCAGCAAAGTCATCTTGTCCGATTGACAAAGTGTCAACGTGTGGAAGATGTTGTGCATCAAATACAGTGTCAGTACCAGCAGATGTAAGGTTAGTACCCCAATCTGTTGCACCAGTAGCAGGGTGATCCATCCACCAAATATGAGTAGAAGCACGATTAACTACTGTTGGGTAGAATGCAGTTCCACCTTGTGGTGTTTTTGCATTTGGGTGCTTTGACAAGAATGCGTGTGTTTCGATAACAGCGTTACCTCTGTTTCCAGCAACATCAATGTCGTAACCAGTGATTTCACCAGTTGTGTCGTATACTACAACGTGAAGTTCGTCTTCAGCAGTAGATAGTCCTTGTGATACAGCCCAGTTTGATGTGCCTGGAGCAGAATCAAACAAGTCATAGAACTTCCAACGTCTACGGATAGTTGTGTCGTCTGCGATTACAGAAGCAATACCACCACCATTTGGATTGTCTAATTGACGAACAGTAAGGTCATTAGTTGCAATTCCAGTAACTTCATACTGTTGTCCAGATTCTTCTTGCAAGAAGATAATATCTCCTACAGAAAAGGCAGTACCGTCATCCACAGTAACAGTTGTGTCACCGACTGCTAATGCACCATCAACTTGGTTTCCAGAACCTAGTACTTCTTCGTATGCTTCAGCAGAAGCACAAACAGATACACCAAGTGCGTTACCCCATGCGCCAGGATACTTAGAAGCCCAAGAACCTACTGAACCAGAACCATCTGCGTAGTTATCGTCATAGAATTGATCGTTTGTTATTTTAAGTCCTAGTTTAACTACTACGTTATTTGAACCAACAGCGGGTGCTGAACCAAATGTGATTGTAGTCGAACCATCGACTGTAAAGTTAGTTGTTTTAGTGCCTGCAATTGTTACTTCTAATAGGTCTGCATCAGATACCGCATTCGACATTGTGAATGTTACAGCTGATCCATCTCCATTGAAAGTTCCGATTGTTGCACCACCGTTTGCTACAGCGTTACGTGCTCCGTTATTCACACGAATAACACGAAGCGCATTACCATAGTCTAGAAAGTTAGCGGCAGTGAACCATGTTTCAAAGTTACTTGAATTTGGTTTACCGAAGAACTGAACGAGTTCCTTCTCACTTCCAACTGGGATGATTTGATCCATCGGGCCTTTTTCGGCTACGATACAAACCCCACCAATTGAAGTTGCGAGAGCTGGAACAACATTAGTCAGATCAACCTCTTTTACGAGAACGCCAGGTGATACTTGAAATGCCATCTCTTTTTTCTCCTTTGTGGATTATTCAATAATTTAGTTATTTTCAAACTTACAATTATATTTATAAAAAACTAAGTTTACACTTTTGTCTTTTATAGGTTCTGCGGCACATAAATAATACTATGTCGGAACACTATCAGAAATACAAAGATACCATTAAAAGAGTATCACAGCGCAATTATAGGGCTCGCAAGATATGGGTTAACGAATATCTTGGGGAAAAGTCCTGTCATTACTGTGGTGAATCTGAAACCGCCTGTCTCCAGTTTTATCCTCACGAGAAGGATATTCGTAGACTAACTAAAAGAAAAGGTCTGAACGAAGAGTCTAGGACTGAGGTTAGAATTCTAATCAACATGTCCAAGGTAGTCTGTGCAAACTGTTTCCTTAAACTAGAAAACGATATTATTGATATTATGTAGGGTTTTTGATATCTCTACCAATCAGAATCATACTGTCGTACTACTGGACTCCAGCGTGTACCATATTCATCTATAATAGTTTCTCCATATGGAGATTGTAACCCATCGTCCATGAATCCAAATGGAGCCATGTCTTGTTCTAGTTGATTCTGTTGTTCTGAGTACATTCTAGCACGAATATCATCGTCTGTCAACTCTTTGAAATATGTTTGTTGTACCAACCATCCAAATATAACACAGCACATCGCCAAGTCATCTGAGTGTCCGTCTTCTGCTTCGTAAGACTGTCCTTTCAATATAAAGGTAGACCATTCGTTAATTAGTTCATAATCATTGACTACAAGTTTATCTGTTTCAATAATTTGTTTGATGTTAGAACAACCCATCTTCTTTACTGCTTTAGTTGTTCTTACCCCCAACTGCGCTTTACCACCACTGAAGCCACCCCCAACGACTTGCCCCGCTCGACCTCGCATACTTGCCATAATAAGGTTCTCATACTCCAAGTCAAACTGTAGAGCAGTCGCAACCTGTTCACCAATATCATTTACCTCAACTAAGACGTAAGCTTGGTTATAAGCGTTAGCAACATCGTATATGATGTTTGGATATAGTAGTGGTTTAATCTCGTTATTACGATACTTTGCAACAATCTTATAGGGTACTGTTGTTACGTCAAATACAATAAATGCAGAGTAATCATTACTTGTTCCTCTAGCAACGTCTGCAACAATAACATATGTATTGTTTGGTTCTGGACGTTCATGCATATCCAACCCAGCATTAGATGTGATTGGATTATGAAATGCCATCGTTTTAATCTTAGATGGATGTATTAGTGTGTTTGCAGAACCAAGGAATTCGCACTCAAACTCTCTTTGAAACTGTTCTAAGGATGTGTTCGCAATAGTCTCTTCACGCCATTTTGCATCTCTGCCAGGCACTTGACTCCAGTGAACATCTACGATATTATATGAGTTACGTTTGTTCTCTGCATCTGTCCACAACTTGTAGAACATGTTCATACCATTTGGAGTTGATACGATAACAACCTTAGTAGACTTACCAGATGATATTGTAGGATACACCGAACTAAAGAAGTCCTCTGCGACATTCTGTGGTACGAATGCAAATTCGTCTAGGAACAGCATATTGTAAGAACCACCACGAACAGCAGATGATGATGTAGATGATGCTACAACACGAGAACCGTTCTCCAAGTCCACTGAACCTTTATTCCAAGATACAACTCCTTGTTGTAACCACTTAGGTAGGTTCTCATATGCAAGTTGCAAACGCCCAAGAATATCTCGTGCAGTCGCAGCTTTGTTGGCAAGGATTGCAACATTCATGTTTGGATTAAATAGGATATAGTGTAACACATATGATACAAGTGTGGTAGACTTACCAGACTGTCGAGGCAACTTACAGATAGTGAACCTGTCGTTGTGTATTGTGTTTACAATATCTTCTTGGAAATCATAGAGCTCAAAGGGAACTAGTCCCTCATCAAGTGATACAATTTTGATGTAGTTTCTGATGAAGTATATGGGGTCTTCCATACACTTCTGATACTCTAAAATATTATCCTTTGTCCAGTTTACAGGGACATTAGATTTTTTTAGTAGTGGATTTCCAAGGTAGTGTTCATAATTATCAGACATATCATAACTTAATCTGCGGCAGCGATAGTTAAATCTCCTGCCTCTACTTG